CAGTTTTTATATTGTTGTAATCTGTGATTATACACAAAAGTGAACTTTTCAAACTTTTTGTTCTTAACAATGTCTTTTTTGTTCCAAAGTCCAAAAGGTACAACTGTAGAGTTCTCTGCAATCTCACTACCAAACTCAGGCATATATTTAGCTACATTTTCTTCGACCATCCTTTTTGTATAGTTAGAATTAAAAATGTTTACGTCTGCTAACACATCGCCTATTATTTGCCAGTAAACATATTGCATTTGGTTCTTTAAAGGATAAGGTAAAGAGTCATGATAAATATAATGGTGTTGATTTACTACACTTAATGTAGAAGAAAAATGTGTATCTAAGCATTTAAACTGACCTGTAACTTCTGGTATTTGATTGTAAACAGTGTGTATCCCGTATTTTTCTACAATGTTGTTAAAGAAAGCTCCATCAAAAGTTATGTTATTTATTTTTTTAGACAAAGGAATTATGTAAGGAATCCTTAACACGTTAGTGTTTTCAAAAAAACCATCTTCGTGGTATTTAAAGTTTTTAACTGGAAAAGGAATTATAAAATAGGTGTTTGGGTACATTTCTGTGTACCTTTCAATAACTTTTTTAATGTGAACGTAGTTTGAATCTTTGTTCAAATGTTCTACAGACCACATTGGATTGACCAAGATTATCATTTTTTTTTCTCATGTAACGACAAAAGATATTCTACTATTTGGTCATCTGAATCAAAGCCAAAATCGTATTTTATCGCTTGTACAATCTTCCAATGATGTGCGTATTTTGAAGCATCTTCATACAAAAAGATTAATTGTTTATATTTTTCAATGTTTTGTTGTGTGTCTGTGTCTATAATTTCTAGTTCAGGTTCTTCTTCTTCTGTAAACTCTAAACCCCAGTCGGAGGTATCGAAACCAAGTTCTTCAATTTCTTTAATTTCAACATCTAAAAGAAAGTTGTCCCACTCGGCTAACTCACTCGTTTTGTTGTCTAATATTCTATAAGCCCGGGCTTTTTCTGGAGTTAAGTCTGCGACAATACAGGGAACTTTTTTAAGTTTTAGTTTTATTGCAGCTTTAAGCCTCGTGTGTCCTGCTATAACTACAGTGTTTTTGTCTACTATAATTGGCGAGTTAAATCCAAATTCTTTTATGCTTTTTGCTACTAGGTCAACAGGTTGATTTCTTCTCGGGTTGTTATTGTATGGTTTTATCTTGGCTATTTCAATCTCTTGGATTTTGCTCACTCTAATATCTCCCTTAAAACTAAGAAACTAATAAATAAGTAATAGGCTTCTTGCCACAGGCTAATGTTGTATTTTTTTTCAAAGGCTTGTGTCCCAACCTTGTGTAGCTCTGTGTGCATTTCTCTGGACAATGGAATACAAGTGAAGTGTTTTGCACTTGGTTTTTTTCTGTTTTGTCCCATGCCTACTGCGTGAAGATGATGAGGGTCGGCTACAGAGTTACCAGAAACACAACAAGCTTTCTCTCTTATAAAACCTATGTATTCCAAGGAGCTTTCTTCAATAAACTTATTATTCATTTCAAATCCTCTAGTCCAAGACTTATTCATCTATCTTTACAACTAAGCCACAACATTTGCATTTGTGTAAAACAACCACTTCTTGCATACAATCTTCACACGAGTCTGTTGCAGTGTTTCCCTTTAGTTCTTTTAGGTTGTTATCAAAATCAACTCTTCGTGTTCTTGCTGTCATTTCTAGCAATTTATCTTTACTGTCTGGGTCTTTCTTGACAATTGGCAAAAGTCTTACAAGCCTTTCATAGCTGCAACTTTCTAGCAAGTCAACCCTGTGCATTAAGAAGTGTGAAAAAGCATCATGAACCTCCATGTCTTGTCTGGCTGTTTCTCTATTTAAGTTAATTGTATCAAGAAACTCAGACCAGCTACTAACGTAAGAGTCATAGCCAACATATAGTTTTTTTAGTTTTATTGTTTTTAGTATTCCACCTCTTTCTAGCCTGCCTCTCAATATGTTTACATTGATTTGAGCTAGTTTCTCTACAATATCATTCATTGCATTAACTTCAATCAAGTTCATTGTCTTGTCCTCCTATTAGGTTTTTTTGCATTAGCATTTCTGTTTCTTTTTCTTCGTATTTGTTCAACAGCTTATGCAATATTCTTCCGTAATGTGGTCTTTCTTTTTCGTCTCGAAACCATAGCTTTAGATTGTATAGTGCATCTCTCAATACTAAAATTTCTAATTCTTTGTCTCTTAATAGACTATCTTGTAGCTCTTTAGCTGTCATGGTATGTCCTCATTTTATTCTATTTTTCTCTTTCTTTCAAGGTGGATAACATATTTCTATAGTATGCAGCCATCTTGGTGTTGCCGTCTTGCGTATATTCTTTGATATAAAAGTTACACATATCTTCTTGAGACGCATTTTCAGGTGGTCTATGAAAGTCATTTTTTTTGTCTCCTTGAATATCTGTTTCTTCGTTTGAATCTTGTAGGGTGGGTGTATCATGATGAAAATCTGCCCTCCTCTCGCCTATTGTAATGTCTTCGTTCCAGCCCTCGTTCTTTAGCCATTTTTGAGGATAGGGAACATATTTTTCTTCCCTAACTTGTAGTAGGCGATTAAATTTTTCTGCTAGTTCTTCAGCCGTAAGCTCAGTATCAATTTTTACATAAGCCTTTAGTGCATCGTTCTTTCCTAGCCTTCTTCCTAACAACTTGTCCCAAAACCTTAGAAAATTATCATTATCTCTAATATATATTTCTTTTCTTGTAGTATTAACACTTGTAGTATTATCTAGGACATTTTTGTCATGGGGTATAGACATTTTTGTCAGGGGGGGTACTGACATTTGTGTCACCACCAACTCCTTACATTCTAAGGGTATCAAAGACAATATCCTCTTAGAAACCTCCTTTCCTTTGTATTCAAGCCTACTAAAAAGATAGCCCTTATCAACTAGCTCTTTAATCGTTCTTGTAATAGTCCTAGGTGTAACATCATATAGTTTTGAGAAATAAGTGTTTCCAGCCCAGCACTGTCCTGTTTTGTTAGATAATGCAGATATCTCTGCATATAGCAGTTTTGCTTTGTCTGTTAGCTCCCTGTCGTACCTAACAACAGCAGGAAGAATTGCGTAATATGTTGGGTTTTCCATTAAACCTCTCCTTTGTAGGATGAGAAGGGAGCAAGATGTAACAAGGAGTTACAGTTGATGTGGAGGTTAAGCACACTCCCCTCTCGTCCAAATTATAAACTATTTAAAACTGATTTAACATTGCCTTGTAAATTTTAGCCTGTTCTAAGACAGCCTTGTCATCCAAGTTGCCTGTTGCTATACCCCAATCTACGGCTCTGTTTAATATGTTCATGTTTGTTATTTTTTCATCCGTTGTCAATTTATTGCCTCCTGTGTTGCTAACTGGTTTTACATATTTTGCATTAACATCACTCTTCTCTTCTGATAAGTCGTCAAAAATTGAATCTAGTTGGTCTTCTTTTTGTTCATTGCCTAAGTCAAGACTTTGTAAAATGTATACATCTTCATCTTTCTCATTTTTTAAGTGAGTGTATTTCATCTCTACAACTTGACCTACAGGATATTGACATGACTGACCAGTTCTTTTAGCAAACCAATAAGCAATACCATTAACCTCAATGCCCTTACCACCAGCAATAACCTTATCTATTGAACAAAGTTTTGTTTCTTCTTTTATTTTTGTTAATCCCATTAATCTCCTCCTTCTTGGTTAGCCAAGTAATCGCCATAACTAGCAGCTCCATCCATTAGCTGTTCGTATTTGGCTTCTATTTCTTCCTTGTTTCCATTAGGTAGTTGCTCGTTTGCTTCTTCCCAATAGTATTCTTCGACTGCTTGTTTATCGTACATTTGCAACCTCCTCTATTTTTAATATTTTTTGTTTTACTAGCTTTTGTGCTAGTTCTTCTTCAGAAAACTGTTCCCAGTTGCCTTTCATAAATAACCTGTTAAACATAACTGACCTGTCTTTTACCCAGGCTCTAATTATTGAGTCTTCTAAAACATGGTCAAAAAACTCTTTTGCTGTTTCACATTCCCAGCTATGTTTGTCCCATTTATATAGTTTCATAATTAACCTCCATGAATATAATTATGGCATATAAATATAATTCTGTCAAGACTTGACAAATATTTACCCTTAGTCATATTACCTATATGCAGATAGTAATTAAAGACATAGCCAGAGCAAGACTTTTTGATAATCTTTCTTATGCCGAAATAGGTAGACAATTGGGAGTTACAAAACAATATCTTTCTTTTATTTGTAAAAAGAAAAAGAATCAACCAGAGATTGTTAACAGACAATTGTTTATGGAGTTTGAAGAAACAAAAAACGAATACCAACCACACGAAAAAATTAGAATTAAAAGAAAACTTTTAGGCTTAACCCAAGGTGAAGTGGCTAAAGAGGTTGGAACTTTTAGTCCTGTTGTGGTAAGAATTGAGAAAGGTTATTTAAGAAACTCCATGTTTATAAAAAGACTACAAGATTACTTAGACGTATAGCCCTTATTGTTAACTAAACACTCATAGCCTTTTTGTTTATTAGGAACAAACAAGTGTTGTTCAACACTAAAGAATCCATTTGTTTTTGTATGGACTACAGTTAGCCCTCTTTGAGTTGAATCAAAAGATGAGTACAAGCCATCTGGTAATAAACTTAAATCTGCCAAGCAACCATTAGCCCACCCTCCTAAAAGAGAACCATCAAGCTGAGTTGTTATGCTCATGTCAAATCTATGGTGGTGTCCTACAATAACATTCCTGTTGTAGTACATAAGATTCACGTTAGCAATATGTTTTGGAGTTATGAATCCTTTCTTTTCATGACCATGTAAAAAGAAAAGTTTTTTGTTTAAAGTGAATGGAGTTTTTACAAACCTAATTCCAAACTTTTTAAACTCTAACAACTCTTTTATTGATAGTCTATTTTTTAAAAAAGGAGCAAGTGAGCTTGTAGCAGACATTATTTTCTTTTGCATCCTTTGTTCGTGGTTTCCTTCAAAAAAAAAGATGTCAGACTTAGGAGCAAGTTTTCTTAACTTGTTTAACCACTCTACTGCTTCGAAAAGCTCTATGTCAATATTAGATTGTGTTAAATCAGGGTGAAAGCTTGAAATAGGGTAATAGTCTACCAAGTCTCCACCAATTATGACTGAATCATGCTCAGTTAGCTCATAGTCTTTAATGATTGCCATAGCCATTGCTAAGGCTTTCTTGTCCTGATACGGAATATGTATATCAGAAATAAAAACTATTCTAGTGTGCGTCTTTCTCTTCTTTATCATTCTTTACCCTATTAACTTCTTTCCAATAATAGTGCTCCGATAAATCTTCAAATACAAGTAACATTTTTGATAATATAGCTTTCATTGTCATGTCTTTTTTATGTTGTGTTTGGGAATGTAAATTGATTTCAAGAAATTTGTCATACAGGGTTAAAAAGGATTTTTCGATAGAATCCTCATTCAAGATAATTGTCTCCTCTGAAAAATTTTAGAACGTAAATTACGCCTTCGCCACTTTTTACCATATCTGTTGACAATCTTAACAAACTCCAACCTAAAAGACAAGCGTTATTATATTTCTCCATGTCCTTAATAAAGGTAGATGCTCTGTTGTGTCTTCCATAATTCCAAATACCACCCTCAACTTCTACAGCCAACTTAGCATCCATAAAAGCTAAATCAAATCTCCACTTTCTTGTAGGATGAAACGTATGTTCAAAAATTGGTATAGGTATATCTTTGTGGTCTTCTAGTTGAAGAGCTAAATATTTAGGATAGTCTATTTTTGGTTTCTTGACTGAAACTGACTTGACACTTGCTGTTGCTGGAAGTCTACCCATTTTTCAAAACTCCTTCCTCTCTGTGCGTGAATTCTATTTGCTTCAATTTGAGCATCTGCTAATTTTTCCATTGAACCAGATATGGCTCTAACAAGTTCAAGGTTAGCTCCATTTCCATTTTTTTGTGTATTTGTTTTTTCTTGTCTCATAATTAACCAAACAACTATTGCCAGAGCAGGTGCTTGGGATACTATTGCCATAATCTCAGTTTCCATTTAATTCTCTCAATGTAATGTTTTGCTCTTGGCATTGTTTTAAGTTTATCACAAGTTTAACAGCGTCACTATTTTTCATACAAACATAATCTGAACCTGAGTAAGCACAAGGTTCAAACTTAACTTTGTCATATTTAATTTCTTTAGGTAAAACTTTTGAAGAAAAGACCGAATTTGAGCAAGATAATAAGAATAATAGCATAAAAAGCATACCAACTATCATCTTTGCAGACTTGTATCGGTTTTGACCCCTTAAAATCGATATTAGGCTATTTTTAGCTGAATTATCCCTATTCATTAACGATTCTACTCAATTCTTTAGCTAAAGACTCGTTTTCTTTATTTTTTAATCGGTCTTTCCAATTTTCTATTCTTACTTGTGCTTTTTTTTCTCTTTCTAAAATAAGAACTGTATCTTTTAAAGAAGAGACTTGTCTTTCTAGTTTTGCTACTTTACGTTTTTTAAAATATTCTACTAGAAAGGCTGTTGCCTGTCCTAGCAAATTGTTTACTATTGCTATTATTATTTTATTCATCTTCTTTGACCTCATCAAAACTGTAAGTGACATCTTGGTCATCCCAATTGTATTCTTCTAAATAAGAATCGCCTAACTTTCTAGCGTCTATATAAGAATTAGCTTCTATGACCACTTCACGGATATATTTCTCCTGCACATGGTCATAGACTCTAAAATTAAACTTCATTTTATTTCCTGTCCTTTAAAATCATTGCAACAACACCAGCCACTCCTGCAAGTGCTGTAGAAATCACAGACCATTGTTCTGTTGAAATCCCAATTGCAATCATTAAGCCAGAAAGTCCAGCATAAGTGCTAGGTTCTTTTAATCTATCTAAAAACGTCCACATATCTTTGTCCTCCTCTTTCTAAATTTATTATACCTGCCACGCTGCGACAGTTCCGTTAATATCTTCTTTTGCAACTGCACCTGGATTAAATGCAATGTAAGTTACTGTTACTCCTGATGCTGCATTTGGGAAAGCACGAAAGCCTCTAACACTTGGGTCGGAAGCATTTGCAGGTGTTACATCTCCAAATGTTACTCCGTAAGATGCAGTAAAACTTGTAGCCCATGATATTTGATATTCACCAAGTTGTGCATGATTTATTGACGAAACATTTTCTGAATTCATAATATGTCCATTTAATGAAAAAACTACCCAGGCTCTATTAATTGAAGCAAGAACTGGTGCTCCTGCTGATTGGGAAGCTACAGCAGTAAAATTATTTTGCATAGCATTTGTTTGACTTGCTGTTAATATTGCACCACTACTAAAACTAAGACTTGTCCAAGTCATACTGTTGTATTCTCCAACCAGACAACACATCCAGTATAAACATCAAAGTTTCCTATGTCAGAACTATTGTTACCTGCACGAGTCATCATTGGGTAAGTCCCACTATTA